ATCGGCCACCTGATCGGCAGGCCACGCATCGAGCTCGCCCCCGGTGGCCACCGCCTCGAACAGCGCGGCGCCTACCAGCGGGCCGCAGCCGGCCCGCTGGGCCAGCTCCAGCCAGCCGCCCGGGGCGACGCGGGCCAGATCGGCAAAGGTCGCATACAGCACGACTTAGGCCGCCGGATGCACGTGGGGTCGCAGGATGACCTCGATCACCGCGCCGTCCCCGCCGGCGGCGTCTACCGCGCGGCCGCAGTGGTCGGCGATCGTCCCCGCCACCACCTTGCCGTCGGTGCCGGGCTTGACGAAGGCGCCGGCATCGATCGCGCCGCCGGCCGTCACCAGGGCGCTGTAGCCGGTGACGACGCTGACCGCCTCGCCCGTCTTGCCGGCGTATTCGGCCACGCCCTGGGCGTCGGTCAGGCCACCCGCGCCGGCCGCCCCGGAGGGGTAGCCGCCGCCGAAGCTCACCAGGCGCTGCGCCTCCACATCGGCGGTCAGCACCACCGTGGTGGCGTGCTGTTTGTCGTAAGTGCGTCCCATGGTCGGGTGCTCCTATATGTGTATACGGGGGGATCAGGACTGCGGGCCGCGCGCGGCGGCCTTCGGGGTGCGCCGGGGGGCGGTCTGCGCCGCGACGCCGGCGGGCTCGGGCGTGGCGCCGGGCGCCGGTGCGGCCTCTGCCCCCAGCGTTTCCTCGACACTGCCGCCCGGCGCCGTCACCGCCTCGGCCGCAGCGCGCAGTGCCTCGGCGCCGGCCTCCGGGTCCTCGACAACCTCCTCGGCCGACGCGACCCGGTACGGTTCCAGCGCACCCATCGTGCGCAGCTGCGCCCGGGTCTCGTCGGTCACCCAATCGGGCAAGGGCTGGCCGGGCATCAGCTGCAGGCGCTTGCCCTTCGGGTCGCGCAGGGCGATGCAATGCTTGGAGATCTCTTTCATGGCCGCACTCACTTGCAGTTGGTGAACAGGAACGCCGCCTGGTTGTAGGCGATGTTGGCCTGGCGCTCGTAGGTGGCGCCGTAGATCCAGCTCTTTGCGTCGCCGTCGTAGCGCGGCTGTTCGGCGAAGGGGTGGCCTTCGATCACGTTGGTGAAGCCGAAGGCGGGTTCGGCCAGGCTGATGTCGCCGCTGCTGCCCGACAGCGCCGGCACATAGGCCAGTACCGCGTTGTTGCCCCACACATCGGCGCCGATGTCCGCATCGTTGATCCACACCGCGTCGCCGACGACGACTTCGGCCAGACCGAGGATGCTCTTGAGCTGATCCAGGCTTGCCGGCCCCATCTGGGTGCTCGGCAGGTAGCCGCGCGTTTCAGTGTTGTGGCGGATGGCATGCGCGGCATCGGCGGACAGCACAAGTCGGTTGGGGCGCTTGCCGATCTTCTTGCGGATCACCTCCATCGCATCCGAGATGTCGGAAATCGGCGTCCCGGTGTCCTCGCTCCACTTGGTGCCGGTGGTCAGGTTCAGCACATGGCCGGCTGCGTAATGGGCTGCATCGGTCGCCAGGCCGGCGACCTCGATCTCGTAGTCCAGCGCCAGGATGTCGTTGGCCGTCACCATGGCAATGCGGCTGATGTCGAGGTTGGCGGTCAGGTTGAAGCGGGCGGCGGCTTCGGACTCGCGGATCAGCTCGCGCGGGATCGGCACATCCACCGCGTACTGTTTCACCTCGTAGGTGGCACCGTCGTACTTGATCGACACCCGCTTTGTGGTCGCGCCCGGCGCGCGGCGCAGGTTGTAGCGGCGCAGGCGTTCATCGCCCGCCTTGGCGAAGGTCACCTTCGACAAGGCCTGCGGCAGGCGCGGGAAAAGCCGCTCCGCGATCATCGTGCCCTGGCCCAGGCCGAGCAGGATGTTGGTGAGGACCGGGTTCTGCTTCAGCCGGATCTGTTCGAGCGTCATCTGCATGGTGGCGTGACTCCTGTCAGGCGGTGGTGCTCACCACGGCGCTCAGCGCCTCGGCGTAGCTCACCTTGTTGTCGCGGGCATAGGCTTTGGCGCGGGCGTCGAGCTCGGCGTCGTCCTTGGGCGGGGCCAGGCGCTGAGTACCGGCCTCGCCCGGGGCGAACTCGCCGAACTGCACCACCGGGGTGCGGCTGGTGAGGTGAGCCCGGAGCCACTCGGCCGGGCTCACCTTGCGGGTGGTGTCGCCTTCGGCAAACTCCACCGGCTGCGCATCGGCCAGCACATCCAGCGCGGCAGCGGCAATCTGCACGTCCTTGGGCAGCAGCTTGCCGGCGTGCTCGCCTTCGGCTGCGGCCAGCCCCTCGCAGAACGCCACGTGCGAGGCATGGCGTGCGGCGCGCTGCTGCTCGGCGAACCGGGCCAGTGCCTCCTTGGCGGCCTTGGCTTCGGCTTCGGCCCGGGTGCGGGCTTCGGCTTCGGCGCGGGCGTCGGCCTCGGCTTTCTCGGCGCGCGCGATGGCGGCCTTTTCCTCATCGGTCATGGTGTGGTGCTCCTGGTGGGGGTTATGGCCGGAGTCCCCGCCGGCCTCGGAAAAACTCACGGTGCCGGCGGCATCGTCGGCAAACTGCACGTCGCGCAGGCCGGCGATCGCCGGCGGCTGCGCACCCAGGAATCCCACGTGGCGCAGATACCAGCGCCCCGGGGTGGGGTTCTTCGGGTGGGTGGGCGGATAGAACGCGGCCGAGCGCTTCGGAAAGCGGCGCGCCGCCACCATCTCGGCAAACTGCGGCTCCACGTCGCGCGGGGTAATGGCCAGGCGGCCATCAGGCATCACCTGCACCGCGCCCACCCAGCCGTAGGCGGGGCGGTCGTGCGCGGGGTGGCCCACGGTCAGGGGGGCTTCGTGGAGAGCGGGGTCGTAGCCGGCGGCGATCGCCTCGAGGTCGGCGGCGGTGAACTCACGCGCAACGCCCTGGTCGTCGATATGCCGACCGGGGCGGAAGATCTCGATTGCGGAAGGGAGGTGTGCGGTAGCCATGCCTCGCACTATGGCGAGGCAGCTCGGGCGCTACGTAATGAAGGGCTTCATTGTTTTCCGGCAGGCATCTGCTGCCTGCCGAAGTGCATGCGCACATACAGCTCGCACGCCAGGGCGCCCAAGGCGAGCACCGACTCAGTATAAGCGTTCTGCGGGGTCACCCCGAGTGTGTGGCCAAGCTCGGCCAGCGTGCAGTGGGCGTCCATCTGCTTCGACAGGATTGCGCCGATGCGGTAGCGGGTGCTCCAGTTGGCGCGCTCGCCCGGACGCAGGCGGGCAAACAGAGACAGCAGCTCAGCGAGATCGGTCGCATCGGTCGCGTTCGGCTTCACTGCAACTCCCCCTGCGCCTTTTTATAAAAGCCCGCGACGCCGCAAACGCCCCTGCGCGCAGGCATCCGGCGCGGGAGCAGCCCGCAAACGGCACAGCGGGCCGATTTCACGATTTTCCCCCGGTGCCGTCCTTGTCCGTGTCCAGCCCGGGCAGCTTGCCCTGCCGGCGCTCGAACTCCTCCCGGCTGCGCCGCTCGACGATGGAGTACACGTGGCGCTCGGTCACCCCGAATTCCTGTGCCAAGGCGCGCTGGTTGTGCCCGGTGAAGCGCGCCAGGATTTGGCGGTCACGCAGGCTCAGCTCGTACCCCTGACCCTTGGCCAGGTAGAACTGGCTGCCGCCCAACTCGGCGCGCAGCCCTTCTGCGAGCGCCAGCGCCAGGCGGGCCTGTGCCACTGCCTCGCCCGCCGCGCCGCGATCGCGCAGCGACAGGTACAGGCTCTCGGCGATGCGCGCCCAGTTCTCCGGGTAGGCCGGGTCGAGCAGCGCGGCGAGCGGGGCCAGTTCGTCGACCGTGGCGCGGGCCAGGCGGCTCGGCTCGGCGCTCATGTCAGCGGGCCTCCCATTGCTTGAGGGACTCGATCAGCGTGTGCTCCTGCGCGCTCGTGAGCCAGTCCAGGCGTTGCACCTGGTTGTCGGTCTGCCCGGCGATCCAGCCCAGCAGGCCTGCCATGCGGCGGTTGCGCACCTTGCCCTGGTCGGCCAGCGTCTGCCACAGCGCCCACATCTTCTTTTGCCGGGGCGAAAGCGGTTTGTGCCGTACGCCACCAGGCCGAGGCCAGCCCGAGTCGTGGAAGTGCTCGATGACAGCCTGCAACTCGGCCAAGCTGCAATCCTTGCTACTGGTCTTGCCGGCGGCAAAGCGTGCCAGCGTGAGGCGGTAGGTGTCGTCATCCAGGCCGAGGTCGCGCTTGGCGGTATGGATCTGGCGGATCAGCTGGGCGTGCTGTGCCGCCCGGGCGGCAGTCAGGGTTGCCGAAACCATGATCAACCCTCCAGCATGAGATTGGTGGTGGTCGCTACGCCTGCATGCAACCGGGCCCCACGCCCGGACAGGCGCCCCGCGACCCACGCGGCTTCGTCCTTTGCCGACAAGTTCCGACCGGCGTTCCGGTCAGCCACATCCAGCTCGCCAAGACTGGGGTGATGCAGCTGCATGTGCGCGTCGATAGCGCTCTCTGCGCCCTCCGGCGGCGTTGGTGCGGCGACATTGGCGCACGCCGCATACACCCAGCTCTCGCTGAACAGGTCGGCCCGGCGAGTCTTGTTCGACTTCTTGATCCGCTTGAGTGTCGTCGCGATGAACTCGCCTCGCGCCTTGAGTGCCTGGCGCAACAGAACCTCGAACGAATAGGCGGCAATCTCGTTGGCGGGGGCTACGCCAACGAAGAGCCAGTGCGCCAAATCCCAGTACGACCTGATGAAGATGAGTTTGCAGCCAAAGGCGCCGGCAACTCGCCCGGCAAGGCCACTCTCCCACTTCGCGGGTCGAGCGACTGCGCCGCTCTTCGCCCTCGATTCACCGACGCCGGCAGCGAGCATCTCAGCGCTGCTGACCTGATGCATCTCCATCAGCCTCTGCGCTTGTCGTAGTGCAGCCGCTGCCTCGTGCTCGCCGCCGGACTTGGCCAGATCCATGCACTTGCGGATCTTGGCGAGGATGTCGTCACGTTTGTCCATTACTTCACCTCCAGTTCGATAGGCATGATGTGGAAGTAAGTCGTGTCACCGATGCGGTCGATCTCGGTGGCGCGGTGTGTGCCCGGCGCCCAGACCTTGTCCATCAGACGCTCGACGGCGACCTGCGCGCTGTTCGTACTGCTCGCGCGAACGCCATTGGGGAAGCGACAGCTGTAGGTGTTGTAGCGATCGCGCACAACAACTTCGATCGGGTAACCCATGTCACACCGCTGCCAGGTCGAGCGCGATTGCGCGGTACTGGTCCGAGTCACCGATGCGCTGGTACACGCGCACATAGGTTGCCGTGCCGGTGCTCTGGATGCTGTCGCGGATGGCCTCCATGGCGCGCTGCCATTCGGCGTCGTCGATCTCCAGGCGCAGCAGCTCGAGCACCGCGGTGGTCTTGATCTGGCCCTTGGTGTCGGTGCGGAAGGCGCGATCGACCAGGGCGCGGATGTGCGGGTTGGCACCCTCGCTCCAGCGGTCGATGCAGCCGTTGATGAGCGCCTTCGCGGCTTCCAGTTCCTCGGTGAAAGCGATGCGCTCGGCCACCTGGCGCACGACCTTGTAGCGCCCGTCATACGTGCAGATTTGCACGTTGCCCTTCTTGCCGCCGAGCGTAACCTCGTACCGCTCCCCGGCGATGCGCACCAGGTCGGCCACGTCGCCCAGGGCGCGCGCCTTGAACTCGCGCAGGCGCTGGTTGAGGGCGACCGCCTCGACGGCGATCTCGCGTGCGACCTGGTCGCGCAGCAGATCCTGTTCGCGCACCTGGTCGATCGGCACCAGGTGGTTGGCGGCGTTGCGCATGTAGCCGGCGGGGGCGTCGTCATGCGCCGAGGTTGCGCCGGTCGCGCTGGGTGTGTTCGGGGTGGTCATGGTCGTGTCCTGTCATGCGAGTGGAAAGCTGTTGCATCAGTGCGGCAAGGCGGGCGCGGTTGGCGGCGCGCTCTTCGGCCGTCATCGGCGGGGGCGGCAGCGCGGTGGGCGGTGCGCGGATGGGCAGCGCATCGAGCAGCTGACGCGGCGCCGGCCAGGTGGTGCATTGCGCGTACAGCGTGCGGAAGGCGGCCTGCAGGCGGAGCGCGTCCTGCGCTTCGGTCCAGCTCACGGTGCGCACGGCCAGCGCCGCCAGCCAGATGTCTAGGGTGAGGGTGACCGCGTCCTCGCCCGGCGCGCCGGGTAGGCGCAGGGCGACCAGGCCCTGCAGGCCGCGGGCAACCTCGCGCTCGATCCAGCGGGCGATCTCAGCCACGGGCACGGTCCTCCAGTGCGGCGATGGCGCCCAGGGTGCGTGAGGGCTGCGCGGGGCGCGCCGTGGGCAGGTTGGCGGCCCCCTGGGTGGGCAGTGGCGCCGCGGCCACGGTGGCCGGGCGCCAGCCGCTGATCACCTCGTACAGCCAGCCATGGGAGGTGAGCGGAAGCTTGAGGCGACCCGCGTCGCGCGCCTCGAGCGCCTGACCGATGGCCCAGATCCAGGCCTCGGGCGGCGCTGGCCAGGTGGCGCCGGCACGCTCGATGCGCTGGGCCTGCAGGTCGGGCACGATCTCGCGCAGCAGCTTGGCGACGCGGTCCAGGCTCAGCTCACGCTGCGCCGGCCGGAACAGGCCGATGTAGCGCGTGACCGCTGCGCCCAGCGCCCCCGAGAGCTGGAACACGAGGGCGAGCGCCTCGCGCGCGCCCTCGTGCGACATCAGCGCGTCCAGGCTCATCACGGCACCGCAGTTGGGGCAGCGGGTTTTCATGCCGTGGCCCCCTCCGCTCGACGCGCCCGGCTGCGGGGCGCATGCGCCCGCTTCAGCGCCGTGCTGTCGTGGCGCACGAAGAGGCCCGACAGGTGGGCACCGGTGAGCGCACGCGGTGGCAGGCAGATACCGGTCGGCCAGATGGCGAGCCAGGGTGCGGTGTCGCCCTGGGCCGGGCGCAGGATGTGCGCGGTATGGATGCGCGTGGTGCGCAGCAGCGACTCGAGCGCTGTCCAGAACTCAGCCTCGGCGCCCCCTACCTGCGCAAACACATCGGCTGCCCGTGCCGGGCGCTTGCTGTTGTTGGGCGCGATTGCGGCGAGGATGCGGTCGGCGACGTTGAGCGCGGTCTCAATCTCATGCTGGGTCGCCATGGTCAGCACCCCGCGATCACGTCGGCGGTCACGCGCGGCATGGCCACCGCGGCTGCGGCATTCATGGCGCGCACCACCAGGTTGTTGCACACCAGCGGATAGCAGATGCTGCGCGCCTCGGCCGGGCTGCCGCCGCGCGGGCGGCGCACCAGGCGCACGCGGATGGCGTCGATCGCGGCCTCGTCGAGCACGCTGTCGATCGGCACGCCGGCGCGGGCGAACTTGTGCGCCAGGTAGGGGCGCAGATCGTCGTCGAGCGGCAGCATTTCGCGGCGCTCGCAGCGCTGCACGATCTCGCGCACGTCGCCGAGCTTGTCGCTGAGCGTGTGGTCGAGCTCGGGCTGGCCGATCAGCACCACGCCGAGCAGGCGGCGCAGACCCACCTTGAGCTCCATGTAGCCCTTGAGCGCGCGCAGCGTGCTCACCGGCAGGCGGTGGGCCTCTTCGATCACCAGCAGGTTGTTGTAGCCGGCCTGCTGGCTGGCGGCGAGCAGGTCGCGCACGCGCTTGGCGCGCGCCTGGGTCGAGCTGGGGATGCTGCCCGAGGGGTCGAGCTCGCGGATGATGGCCTCGGACACCTGGCCAGCCCACATCGGCTTGCCGCTGCGCTCGGTCTTTTCCATCTCCATCACGTAGGGCTTGATCACCGCCACCGGGCGGTTCTCGATGCGGATGCGCTCCTCGAGCTCTTCGAGCAAGGTGGTCTTGCCGCTGCCGGATTCACCCACCAGGGCCAGGAAGCCCTGGTTGAGCGCGCAGTCCATGAGCGCGGCGCGCGTGCGCCGGGTGGCGGCGCTGGCGAATACGTCGTCGAGCGCGCGCACTTCGTCGGTGAAGGGGCTGCGCGGCAGGCCGAAGTGGTCGCGGGCATGCGGGTCCAGGGTTTCGTTGCGAAGTAACATCTGCTCATCCTCATGCTGATCAGGTGGATCGGTGGGGTCGGTGTGCACCGGGGCCTCGGTCGCGCCGGTTGTGCCCCCCTGGCGCGAGCGGAGGCCGGGCTCGAATGCGCTTTCCACTTGCGCCGGCGTGGCGCCCGCGCTGGCCAGCGCGTGCTGGATCGCGGTGCGCAGTGCGCGGCGGCGGGCGTGGTTGCGCGGCCATATGCCGTGGTTGGCCAGTTGCGCGACGGTGGCCGGGCTGACCTCGGCGGCGCGTGCCAGCTCGCTCTGGTTGGTGCCCAATTGCAGTAACAGCAGCTTCAGGTTCAGCACAGGATCTCCAGGATTCATTGCCCACCCACCACGCGCAGACCGCTGCGCACGGTGAGGCGGTGCTTCAGTTGCTCGATATCGGTTTCTGGCACGCCGTCCGGGTACCACTCGGCGATGCGGGCGTGGGTGTCGGCGGTGAGCGCCAGACCCGCTCGCAGCAGCGCCTGGGCGGCCTGGAAGTGGGTCAGCAGCGCGGCCGGGCTACGGTCGATCGACACCACCTTGGGGTCGAGCTCGGTGCCGCGGCGCGGCAGGTAGTCGGGCACCGGGGTCTGCTCGATCACCTTGGCCGGGTCGATGCGCCCGCCAAAGCTCGCGGCGCGCGTCTTGCGCACGGCTGCGGCCGCGGCGTCCGTGTCGGCCCCGGTGGCCACGCGCTCGACCAGCTTGCGGTGGGAGTCGGCGGCGGTGTCGGCCTGGGCGGCGTAGTCCTCGCCGATCACCGGCGCGTCCGCGCGGAAGCCGGCCTCGTTGCGCTCGACCTGCGGCACGGTGTGCAGTAGCTCGCTGCCGTCCTCGGCGCGGTCGACGATCACCGCGGTGCCGGGCTTGTAGGGGTTGTAGGTGACCTCGATCTTTTCGCCGACCATTACCCCGGGCAGCTCGCGCACGTCGTATTCGGCGCCCTTGAAGCTCACCGTGAGCGTGCCGCTGACCTTGCGCGATTCTGGCGCGTGGGTGAGCAGCTCGCGGGCGAGCTCGGCGTCGACCGAGCGCAGTTGATCGGGCGTGATGTCCATCCAGGCATCGAACCGGGTGCGCCGGGTGCGGCTGTGCACCTTGCTGGCGTTGTACCAGCGCGCCCAGCGCACGGCCGCGGCGTTGAGCTCGTCGAGGTTGGCCACCGGCGACAGGCGCAGGCCCGACTCGAAGCTGCGCTCGATGATGTTGCGGGCGTTTTCCACCTGGCCGGTGGCGCGGGCGTTGCCCGGCATGTGCGCCTCGAGCCGCACCTGCAGGCGGCGCGCGAGGTTCTTGAAGGCGCCCGCGGTGTTGGCGCTGCCCATGTCCATCATGAGGATGAAGGGCACGCCGTAGAACGGGCTGTCGCCCACCTGCTGGGTGAAGGTGATGAAGCTTTCGGCCAGGTTGGCGGCGCTCTCGGCGCCCAGCACGTAGTGCACGCGCAGGCAGCCCGAGTAGTGGTCGGTGACCTCGTACGACCACACCCGGTCGGCCTCGATGCGGGCGAGGTTGCGCGGCTTGTTCTTGTAGAACTTGTCGGCGTCCATCACCTGCAGGCCAGCCTCGCGCGCGTCGCCGGCCTGCAGGTAGTACAGCACGCACAGTGAGGCGTCGATCTGCCACACGTGGTTGGGGTGCAGGCTGCGCAGTTCGGTGTGTGCGCTGGGGCGCAGCAGCTGGTCGGGGTGCAGGCCGTAGCTGCGCAGGGCGCGGGCGATGGCGCTGTCCGACAGCGGGCGCAGCTCGCCGGTGGCGGCGTCGAGCGCCTCGGCGCGGATCTCACCGTTGGCGCGCAGCAGCTCCACCGCCTGGGTGATGCTCATGAGGCGCTTGTTGTTCTTGCGCAGGCTGTCCATCAACAGCGCGCTGACGAGCACCGCCTCGGCGCGCGGCAGGGTGACGGCGCCAGCGTCGGAGCGTTGTTTGCGTTCGGGTTTCACAGTGATGTCCTTCAACTTGCGAAGCAGCGTGGCGCGCGCCATGCCCAGCTGGCGGCACGCCTCGTCGTACACCGCCGTCTTGCCGCCGTGGCCGGCGAGCTGGGCGCGGTGGTGCACGTCGTACAGGGCATGGAGGAGCGCGGCGTTCATCGGCGTCAGTCCCTGGCGTCGATCCAGCCGTGTTCGTCGGCCGACACTTCGGGCAGGGCGAACTCGGCGCGCAGGGCGCGCAGGTCGTCTTCGAGCTGGCCGACCAGACCGGCCATGAACACCGTGGGGGCGGCACCCGGCGCGCCATGGCGGTCGAGGGCGATCAGCGCCTGGCGCAGCGCGCCGATGATGCCGCCGCGCACATCGTTGGCGATGCGGGTGGATTCGGCCTGCAGGTCGGCCTGCACCTGGTCGGGCGGCGCGGCGGCGATGCGCTTGGCCTCGCGCTGCAGCGCCTCGATGCGCTGGGTCTTCTCGGCGGAGATCTCTTCGGTGGCCTTGAGCTCGTGGCGGAGTTCGCGCAGCTTGGCGCGTAGCTCCTTGACCGACATCGCTGCGACGTCGTCGAGCTTGAGTTCGCCGGTCTGGCCGGTGAGCTCGAGCTCTTCGATCTGCTCGTTGTCCAGGATCAGCAGCTCGAAAAGCTTGGTCTGATTTCCGGCCGCCGCCAAAACGTGCGTCGACGCACGATTTGAGAATTTCGTTGCAGCCTGCATGAACCGGCGGGCCACGCTCTCTTCGATTCCCAGCACGTCCAGCCGCGCTATGAACTGCCCGTGCTCGCAGGCAGCCTTCAGCACAGCCAACCCGCGCCCGACTTCCAAGCACGCCTCGACAGAGCGCCGCATGTTGGCGCTGATGTCGCGCTGGATCAGGTCCGGGGCGGTGCAGTCGGCCGGTAGCTGGTAGCCCACCTGCAGCGCTACGGCGCGCACATGCTGTTCGGCTGCGACGTTGCGCACAGCAAGCTCGCGCGCCTGCTCACGCATCGCTGCGAGTCCGTTGCTTGTCGGTGCCGATACCTCTTCGACGTCGACGATGTCGGGCATGGCGAGGGGTTTGCGTCCTGCGGTCATTTTTTCTGGCTCCCTGGAGTTGCGGTTCAGTAATCGCTGTTGCGGTGAATGGCGGTCCTGGCTTCGCCCAGGCGTGTCTCGGCGCGGCCGATGGCGGCATAGACCTTCACGGCCTGCTGCGGCAGGCGGGCGGTGAGGCGCCACAGGCCGGTGTCCTCGTCCTTCTCGGCCATGCCGGCGGTACGCAGGTTGTCGAGGTCGCGCGTCATCACGCCGGGCGAGCAGCCCACGGCCTTGGCCAGGGCGCCGGCGGCGTAGCCGTTGACCACGTCGCCGAAGAGCACCACGAGCAGCCGCAGCAGGCGCTGCTGCGCGGCGTTGGTGTAGTCGGTGCTGCGGCTCATCCGGCTCATGCGGCCCTCCGCGCATCGGGGCCGTCGAAGAGGTGGCGCTCGCGCAGCACGTCCTGCAGCGCCGCCAGGGCGGCCTGGGTGGTGTCGCGCAGCTCGATCACCTGTGCGAGCGCGCCGGCCACGCCGGCGGCGTCGAGCAAGGCCTCGAGCGTCCAGCTGGTGGTGTTGACCATGGTCTGCTGGGCGCCGACCAGGTGGTGGGCGGTGAGCCAGTCGATGCGCCCGGCGCGCAGCAGGTCGGCGGCGCTGCGGGCGTCCTGCAGGCAGGCCTGCAGGCGCAGGCGGGCCTGGTCGACAACCAGGTCGACAGGGACGAAGTGCGTGCTCATGGTCAGAACTCCAGTTCGGGTTGGTCGGCCTTCTCGACGTTGGCGCGGTGCCAGGCGAGCGATTCGAGGCCGGTGGTGAGCAGCCCCAGGGTGCGGTCGCGGTCGAGCTTGCCGCCGAGGTAGTCGAGCAAGGCGCCGATGGCGTCGTTGAGGGTGGCCTGCAGGGCATGCACCTCGTCTGCGCTGGCGGTGTGCCCGGTGGGGATGGCGACCACCACCGCGCCCTCGCGGCTGGCGAGGTAGCGCACCACGTGGGTGGCGCCGGCGAGGTGCTGCCAGGCGATGAGGGCGCGCACCGGCATGGTGTCGGTCTCGATCCACTTGTAGAGGGTGGCGGGCGTGGTGCCGAGCAACTCGGCCAGGCGCTCGACGTTGAGGCGGCGGTGTTTGAGCGCATGCGCCTTGTCCGCTTCGAACGCGGCGCGCAGCGAGCTGGGCACGGGGGAAGAATGGCGGCGGGTCATTGGAAGGGCTCGATCGGGGGAGGGTCGAAACAAAAGGCGTTTTCGGGATGGGAAAATGCCTTTCGCGTTGGTTAGGATGCGGTTGTCACATCTCGAGGAGACCGCGATGAACCGCCCTGCCCAGACCGCCCCTTGCTCCGCCGCGGCCTCACGCTGCCCGAATGCGCAGGCCTGCTCGCTTTGGGACCAATACGGCCCCGACTGCGAGGCCGGCGCGGTGATGCCGAAGTGCCTGGTGTCGATTCACCAGGAACTCGCGGTGCTGACGTTTCTGCTGCGGGCGGCAGCGGGCCCCGAAGCCATTGCGGCAGCGAACCGACGGTTGCGCGATGGACCATGACGAGGTCGCCCGGCGCGCCGACCGGTGCTGGGTAGCGCTGGCCCTGCACCTGGATGGTTAGGTTGGCGGAAATCTTGCGAAGCTGACCTTCCCAGCCGGCCGGTAGATCGGGAATGAATACGGTGAGCATTTTTTCTCCCGGAAAAATGATCTTTGCGTCGTAGAATCCGGGGTCAGGCTGCGGCGCGCTGGCGTGCGGACGCAGGCTCGAGGGCACGGGCGGGGTCGGCGCAGATCTCGCCCGGCTTGAGGCCCAGCTTGATGGCGATCTCGTGGGCCTGGCCGCGGATGCACTTCTTGCGGCCGCCCAAGACTTCGAAGACGAGGTTGGGCGAGAACTTGTTGGCGACCGCCCATTGGGTGATCGAGACGCCCTTAGCCTGAAGCTCGGCGCGGGCTTCTTCAGGGGTGCGCAGTTTCATGGTGGTGGCTCCTTCGGGGGCTGGCGGCACGTTGGCGCGTGTCGCTTAAGTTGCCGTTCGTGATGCGACGGTGTGAATGAATGATGGTACGCATTTGCGTATCTGTCAATGGATTTGTACGCAAATGAGTATCGGCGACCGATTGCGCGAAGAGCGGACACGGCTTTCTCTCAGCCAGGAGCTGATGGGCGATGCGGCCGGCGTTCGAAAGCAGGCGCAGCTCAAGTACGAGAAGGGCGAGCGCTCGCCGGACGCGGAATACTTGGCGCGCCTCACTGCAATCGGCGTCGACGTGCTCTACGTTCTGACCGGCGAGCGCGCGGCGGGCCTCCCGGCGGGGCTGTCCGCCGAAGAGCAGCTGCTGGTGGAGTCCTACCGGGCGTTGCCGGTGGCGAGGCGCAAGGCAGTGCTGGCAGACCTGCTCACGGGCGGCGCAGCCAAGCCGGCCGCACGCAAAGCGGCAGGGGGCGTGGTGGTGACGGGCAACAACAACCGCACCTCGGGTGGGAACTACGACGAGAAGTAAGGCAATGGGCGTATCGGTGGAAGGCAACGGCAACCGCACCGCAGGCGGTGACTACGTGGAAGACCGCTCGATGAGGGTGAACATCGGACAGCTATCGATCGCGCTCGGCGAGCCGGCCGCATCGGCGCAGGAGCCAGGCGAGTCGGCCAGGTCACTGCCGGAGCTGCGCGCGCAGTACGCCCACCTGTGCGCGGTGCATCGCGCGCTACGCCGCGGCTTTGTCGGCCATCGCACGGTGATGGTGTTCGCGACGCTATCTGCGCTGATGCTGGCGGTCATGCTCGCTGCCTGGGGCGAGCCGCCGGGCGCGCCCGCCAGCCTGCTCTTTGTGGC